TTGGCTGAATAAGCGGGTAACGCGGATGGTTAAGTTGGTATACAACACTGCGAACTGCCATTAGTAGTTTTGTGCTTAGGAGGTTAAGACCCAAATGTTTCAGGAGTAATATTTTGAAACAGAGTAGGAAGTGGGAAACTTAGTTTACTGTGACTTGCATTTATCCATGTAATGATGCGAGTGTGAATTCTACCTTCACGTTTTTCTTTAACATGGTGGTTTTGATGTCCTCGACCGGGACTCATTACTGGAATTGATGGTTGACCCAAAACTACTTATTATGATCACACCAACAAAGAACTTCAACCAAGTTCTCTCTACTTTCTTTGATTTAAAGAAAATCACGCATAATAACGAAAATATGGGAAAGTTTAATGGAGATGATGACTGGGATGGATCGCGGTTCGCCAAGTCTCTGATTGGAGCGTTTAAGGATGATATGTTTAAGCGTGGTTACGATCCTGAGGATCGTGATGCCATGCTTTATTATTTAGCAGTGGAGGCTGAGAGGAAACATGATCAGCATTATGGTGTAATTTATGATAAGGAATTCGGTTTTCTTGAGGCGTATGATAGAATTGTGGGTTTTAAGACTTATTTTGATGGCTATATGTCATATAAGGAGCTTGGATGGTATCAGGATACTCGAACTCATCGATTGTACACTGATGCGCCTCTGATGTATTTGACAAAACAGGAATTTGCCTATTTGTGGTATGGAACGCTTAGTTCCAGTGATCTTGAGTATTTTACTGGGGGGAGGCATGATTTTTATACTGCATTGGAGTCTCTGAACTTTTGGGACTCCATGAATGAGGCTGGTTTTGGAAGAAGCCAGTATTCTCAGTATAGTTTAATGGATCTTCCCCGTGTTATGCGCAATCGGCAGCGCACTTTGCGAAGTCGGGAGCGGCGGAAAAAGTATGGTCAGGACATGAAGGAGGTGACTGAGTTTTTGCGACATCGCCAAATTGGTGAGTCTCAAATGAAAATTTTGGGTATTGAACCAGGAAAGGTCCGATGCTCATATCGATATCCAGGTACTAAACGATATGGAAGGAGAATGTCACGTTGTCGATCTAGGGCGTTGTGTCCTATGTGTTTTTGTTGCGGACCACATTGTGTTTGTGGTCATGTGCCATGCACGTGGCCGTCGGAGGATAGCGACAGAGATCAGGAGGTTCCTGAAGTTGGTGAACCTCAGGGCTTTAACTTTGATGTAAATGTCAAAATTGATAAGGAGCAAATACGTGCGGCGTTTATGAGTGCTGGGAGTTCAATTGGTGAGTCCATTTCACAGAAGATGGGAACTCAGACGTGGAAGAAATTATTTATTGACCTTGGTTTGCTTTTCGCTGGTTTGTACTCCTCATGGGGTAATAAGACTTCCTGTGCAATTCATATAGCTCAATTTGTTGGTGCTCTTGGACTTGGTCCTGATGTGATGGATTGGTTGATTGATAGGATTAGTGCGTTGTGCGCTCATTTTGTTACACCTCCTAGAGCAAATGTATCTCGGTCGTCAAACCCTTTTGACGAGGATGACGGTGAGATCAGCGGTATCTTTGAGCCAATAGAGAAAAGAAGTTGGTATTCGAAGATACGGGATCGGCTGAGTCCGATTCCGCCTCATATTTCAGAGAATCCACGTTATCGTGTTGAGGATCGTGGCAGATGTCAGTCTGGTTTTGATGAGGACCCGAGTCCAATTCAGATGGAGAGAATGGGTGCCCTGTTGGGCCTTGGAGGTGGAATAGCCGCTGTCGTTCTGGCGGTGGTTGGTACAAAATCAATTCCGACTAATGATAAGGAGACTACAGCTTTTATAAATCGTTTTTCTAGATTGGGCTCATGTTGTAAGTCATTTGAGACTTTGTTCGATATGGGGAAAACGTTCACTTCGTGGTTGACATCGCTAATTCGGCTTCATATTTTCGGGGAAGATCCTCGATACATTGATAAGATGTATGAGGTAAATTCGTGGTGCATCGAGGTTTCTGCCTTGGTGGACAGTAACTGGGAAGTTAAGGTTAAAAATAATATGCAACTTAAAAATCAAGTTGATAGTTTGTTGTCGCAGGGCACTCGTTTATCCCGATTGATGGATAGTAAGCGGACCCCAATGTCAGAGAGAAAATCATTTGATAGATTGTTAGGTATTTTGACTGGATTCCGGGGTGATGTGGCTCGTTCTGGTACAGGACAGGCCAAGATGCGTCAGGTTCCATTAATTGTGCATCTTGTTGGTGATACTGGAAATGGAAAATCATCCATTTTGTGGTTTATGATGTACCATATTTGTAAAAAGATGGGACTTAAGTCGCAGGAGGAAATTGATTCCGCAATTTTCTTCCGCTATGCATTAGCAGCAGCGGATGATTGGGACGGTTTTACAAATGATGTGAAGGTTGTCGTTGTTGACGATATTTTCACTCAAATTGATTCGGCTTCAAAGCCGAACCCTGAGGTGGCAGAAACTATTCGTATGGGAAATAATGCTTATTGGCCACTGCCCATGGCGCACATGGGTGATAAGGGGACAACTAGTTTCCAGGCCCCGCTGGTGTTTTGGACTTCAAATAGGTCCCATTTCAGTTTTTCTTCGGTAACTAACCCAGAGGCTATTCTTAATCGTGTCGGTCTTAAGTATAAGGCCGTTCCGTGCCGCGAGTTTTCACGCGTCACGACAATTGGTGAGAAGAGAGTTGTGAACTTAGATAAAGAGAAGGTTCGTGCTGATCTGAAGGTTAATCCCGGGAATGTCACTAAGTATACTGAATTTGTAAAATTGGATCCTATGTCACCAACCGATGATGATACGGAGGACGCTGAGAGGATGTCTTATGAGGAAGTGGTTGCGGAGATTTGGTCAGCAGTGGAAAACAATTGGAACGCGTTTTCTGATATGTTGGGTGCTTTGGAGGGTTACCTGAAGAATATGGAACAGGAAGCCGGTCCGTGCCATTCTGGTTTGTTTGATATGCAGTCATTGGTTGTGCGAAAGAAGTTGGAACCACAGATTTACACTTTTGTCCATTTGAGGTCATATTTTGATTGGACTTACCATGTGGATTTGTGGAAAACCTTTGCATCCATATTGGAAACTGCTCCATTGGATGCGATTGAGTTGCCTAGCCATTTTAAAATTTCGGAAGCTGAGAAGATTGGATTTGGGAGTCTTTATTACACGGATTGTATGGTCTCGCGATCTCGTTTGAATATGATGGATTTGTGTAACATCTTGCGCTGTCGATGTTCTGCAGGCGGCGAGGACGAATTCCTGGCTATGCTATCTATGATGGGGTATTCAGGCGTGGTGAGCTCCTGCAGTCATTCACATTGTTCAAAGGTAAACAGTGAGATGGTTATACAATCATTACCAAGTGCAGTGGCATGTTTTGAAGCTGGTTTCAATTCTAGTGAGTTTAACGCTCAACTTGAGCGTTTTTCCGTTGTTGAGACATACACTCGTGAAATTAAAGCTGTTATGACGTTTGTCGTGACAGGTCTCCTTATGACAATTGGGTGGAAATATTTGTCTAACGAAAGTGACGAAATTCCCCCCACTATTGTTGGTCAGGTGGAGTCGAAATCAATGCCAAATAGTGGGCGACAGAGAGGACAATTTGAGTCTCGTTCTGCTACTAGTCTTGGCAGGCAGCTAGGTCGCTTTGAATCAGTTAATCCGCTTGCGGCGGGACGACAATTGGTTCGGTTTGAATCTGGATTATTGGACGAGGGTACTTCTCGTAAAACTGTGCAGTTTGAGACTCCGGAATTGGAGGCGACAGCACAGATGGTATTAGACCAGAATGCGCATGAGGTTGGTGGCATAGCGGCTGGCAATATGTACAAATTAGAAAAGGAAATTTTGCCAGGTGTTTGGCGAATGGCAACCAATGTCCTCTTTGTTAAGGGTAGACTTGCAATTGCCAATCGGCATCTTCTGCTTGAGTTGAAGCGTGGTGATCCTCAGTCTCGGTGGCGAATTCGTGGAAAGTTGGTTCCGGCTCCTGTTGAAATTAGACAGCATGAGTTGAATTATTACTATCCTTCAGATGGGAAGGAGGTTGAGAAGGATCTTATAGTGATTGAGTTTCCCCGGCGTGTGAGACCTCATAGAGACATAGTTGGAAAGTTCATGACAAGCGAGGATCATGCTCGTTTTAGAACTCTTGGGCAGGTGTGTATGACTTGTTATGATAGTGGTGATAATGTCCATTTAAAACATTATTACACGAATGTTGTTTTTGCTGATGATCGTGCATTTGTTATGAATGATGGAAAGATGGATATAGCGTATGTGCGTGATTATTTTAAGTACGGAATTCAAACAATGAAAGGTGACTGTGGAGGCGTGCTCGTGTGTTATGATAGAAACTTTAATAGAAAATTAATGGGTATTCACTCGGCGGGCATAGATAATGATTTGTATCAGGGGATTGCCCAACCTGTGACCCAGGAGGTTATAAAGAAATATTTGGATGGGCTTAGTGTGAAAGATAAATCTGCAGCTGTGGCTTTGGATTTTCTTGTCGATAACCCGTTGGTGACTCAAAATGTTGAGGGTTTTATTGAATTCGCTTATGACCCACAGGGTCATTGTGAAATGGGAACGATGCAGAATGGAGTTCATATGAATGGAACGACAAGAATTTTTCCTTCCCCTGTTTATGGTGTGCTGGTAGAACCTAAGACTGCACCTGCTCGCTTGAATAAGTTTGAGTTGGGCGGTGAAATTGTTTCGCCAATGGAGTTGGCAAGGGAGAAAACAAAGCCTAAGCCTATTTTCTTGTTGGATGATAATTCACTTCGTGCAGCTGTGAATGATGTGGATCAAATGATTCGGCAGCGTGTATGTGTGGATGATACGTGTGTGTTGAGTTGGGAGGAAGCAATTCGAGGGAAAATTGGTAATCAATATTACCCACCTTTGAACCGTCGTACTTCCCCCGGTTATGGATGGCCAAGAGTTGGTGTTGGTAAGACAACGTATTTTGGTGGTGACGAGGATTATATCTTTGATCACCCTGATGTTATTGCGGCACGAGATGTGGCCCTCTCAAGAATGAAACGAGGTGAGCGGATGAATGCCGTTTTTGAGGACACTTTGAAGGATGAGCGACGACCATTGGCTCGAGTTGCGGCTGGGAAGACACGTCTGTTCTCCGCTGGTGAACAGGTGTTTACCGTGCTTTTTCGGCAATATTTTGGTGGTTTTTCAGCACATATGATAAAGAATAAAATTGATTTTGAGTCGTGTGTTGGTGTGAATGAGTATGGTCCAGATTGGGGTCGTGTCGCCCAACGTATTCGGGGGAAGGGAGCAAAGGTTTTTGCTGGTGATTTTAGTAATTATGATTGCACCATGCACCCGGATTTTATGTGGGGTTTTTATGACCTTGCAGATAAATTTTATGCAACATTTGAAAGGAATGGAGATGAAAGTTGGATTCGTTTGATGTTGTTCTTGGAGGTTTTGTTTTCATTGCATATTAATGGTAATCGCA